GTTATAATCCATCTAAACGGCGCATGCTGAATCAGCGGCTAATACCTACGGAGTATTTATGAGCTATAGCATGACGTACGACAGTCTGCTGGTAGACGTGCGACGCTACCTTGAGCGTGGTTTCACGCAAGAGAGTGATCAAATTGTTTATGACCAGCTTCCGCGCTTAGTTACACTAGGTGAGCGGCGCATTGCCCGAGAGCTTAAAATTCAGGGCTTTATCCGGGCTGTTAGTACTCCCTTATCCGTTGGTGTGGCTGTCTATCTTAAGCCTGACCGCTGGCGTGACACAATCAGCATGACTGTCACAGGGTCGCCTATCTTTGCCAGAGCTTACGAGTATTGCCGCAACTATTGGCCTAATGAATCTCAGACCGCAGCCCCTCAGTTCTATGCGGACTATGACTATCAGAATTGGCTGATCACCCCAACGCCTTCTACAGTGCAAACTCTTGAGATTTTGTACTACGAACAACCTGCCCTTTTGGGCGATGAATTACAAACCAATTATCTCACTGAATACGCGCCTGATGTGTTGTTGTACGCAACCTTGCTTGAGGCAGCTCCATTCCTTAAAAAGGATGAGCGTATTCAAGTGTGGCAAGGAATGTACGACCGCGCTGCTCAGGCTCTCAACGGAGAAGATCTAAAGCGCATCATGGATCGCTCAGCAAATAGGAGTGAAGCTTAATGCCTATCTATACAGACGTTTTTGGCGGCGCAAACATCTACCCAAGTGAGATTAGCTACAGCGAGATTGCGCTAACTGTGGATGTAACGCTAAGTTGGCCAGAGGAAACCTCAACCAACACTAACTTAGCAACGCGCATCATTGATGTAACAGCCGCTACTGCAAGTCTGTCAATCTTTTTGCCAGATGCCAAAAAGAGTGGCGTTGGCAACACCATCCTGTTCAACAACCAAGGCGCTCAAACTTTTATAGTTAAGAACGCTGGGGGTACGCAAATTGCGTCGATTGCCGCCGGGACGGTCTATCAGATTTATTTGACTAGCAACACCACAACAAACGGCTTGTGGGAGTCATTGCAGTTTGGCGCTACGGTATCTGAAGCTAACGCATCTGCTTTGGCTGGCACTGGCATTGTGGCTGTAGGCACACTGTTGTCTCAGTCAGTGCCTATTACCACTTTCAATAGCAATTACACCGCAGGCGCAAGCGATCGCGCTAAGATGTTTGTCTGGAGTGGCGCAGGCGGTACGTTTACTCTACCCTCAGCGCCTACTGTGGGTGACAACTGGTTTGTTTATTTGCGCAACGCCGGTTCAGGCGCTGTCTCAGCTGACCCTACAGGTGCGCCTCTGATTGATGGTTTAGCGTCACTGAGTTTTCAACCAGGTGAGTCTGCCATCATTGCAACAGACGGCTTAAATTTCTACACTATTGGTTTTGGTCAGTCTGCTATTTTTGCATTTGACTATACGGTTATCAATGTCGCCGGGACTGGTAATTACACATTGAGCGGCAGTGAGTTGAATCGTATTGCCTATAAATTTACAGGCGTTTTGACCGGAAACCGTAACATCATTGTTCCTGCAACAGTTCAGCAATACTGGATCAACAACGAAACAACAGGTGCGTACACCTTTACAGTTAAGACTTCCGCCGGAACGGGAATTAACTTTAGCACCGGGCAGCGTGCAATTATTTATTCTGACGGCACAAACGTAGTCGATGCAGATTCTTCTAGTTTGTCTTTGCCTGTTTCTATTGCTGACGGCGGTACGGGAGCTACCACGGCATCTGCTGCGCGTATCAACTTAGGCGCAACTTCAGTAGGTGACGCAATATTTACAGCTGCTAGTGAGAGCGTTGTCTGGTCTACGCTAGGAAACATCCCGATCGTTGACGGAGGCACGTACTGATGCCAGAATCCACAATAGTCCTAAAGTCTTTGCCGGGTATCAAGCGAGATGGTACCAGGTACGATGGCGACTTTTACGTTGACGGGCAATGGGTCAGGTTTCAGCGTGGACTGCCTAGAAAGATTGGCGGTTACCGCTCAATCAACAAGTACCTGACTGAAATCTCTAGGGGTTTTAATAGTTTTACTCAACAGAGTTTGCAGTATTGCCACTCTGCAGGTGCATCAACCGTTGAGCGTTTTACGATTGATGACACAAAGAATAGTTCGGTTATCAGCAATCGAACACCCGTGGCTGTAGCTGCAACAGGCACGGTCACTTTAACTGGTGGCGGCGCAGGAGCGGTTAGCAGCATCACGGTCAATGGCGTGACTATCACTTCAGGCTCTGTTGCATTTACAACTGACTTGCCTACAACTGCAATTGCTGTTGCTGCAAACATCACAGCTTTTGCATCTACACCAAACTATTCTGCTGTAGCTGTTGGCGCGGTCATCACTATTACGGCCGCAACTGCTGGCCAAGGCACTAACGGCTTTGTTGTTGTGGCTAACACAACAACGATCACAACCACTGTGACAAATATGGCTGGCGGCTTAAATGCGTTGGTTGTCAATGCGTATAACCAGTGGATGTTCCAAACTGCGTATGACGCGTCAACAACTGCTAACTCGATCATTGCGCACGTAGCTCCTAACTTGCAGTGCGTGTGTAACGATACAGGTGGTCAGATTTTCTATGGCGATGTTTTAGGAACTGCTGCGTTAAAAGAGATTCCATTGCCTGCCGGTGCAAATGCTACTGGCGGCATTGTGATGCTGTTTCCTTACTTATTTTATTTTGGCACCGCAGGTATTGTGGGTTGGTCTGTACCGGGCACTTTTACTGATTTGAGCGGCTCAGGCTCAGGCATTGCCAGGGTCTGGGGTCAAAAGATTGTCAAGGGCATGCCACTGCGTGCAGGCTCAGGGTCAGCGCCTGCTGGTATATTTTGGGCGTATGATGCTGTCATACGCGCTACTTTTACAGGCGGTGCAACCGTATTTCAATTTGACATAATTGCAACGGACACTTCGATCATGTCGCCTGACTGCGTAGTCGATTACGACGGCGTGTTTTTCTGGTGCGGTGTTGACCGGTTCTTGATGTTCAACGGCGTGGTGCGTGAAGTTCCAAACCAGATGAACTTGAACTACTTTTTTGATAATGTAAACCCAAATCACCGCGCTAAAGTGTTTGCATTTAAAGTACCACACTTTGGTGAAATTTGGTGGTGTTATCCCAAGGGTGATGCCACAGAATGTACGCATGCCATCATCTATAATGTGCGTGAGAATTCTTGGTATGACACAGAACTGCCTGAGTCTGGACGCGCTTCTGGTGGGTATAACAATGGCTTTGCAGCGCCTTTACTGACAGACTGCGTTACTACGGCAAGTGGTTATCGTGTATGGATTCACGAGCAAGGCGTTGATGCGATTGATGGGCAGTTTGTGTTTCCAATTCAATCATATTTTGAAACGGCTGACTTATCCGCACTTCCACAAGGTAAGAATGAGTATTTGCGAATCACAGAGATTGAGCCTGACTTTGTTCAAAACGGTTCTATGACTGTGCAGGTCACGGGTCGAGCTAATGCTAGAGCGCCTGAAGTTTACAGTAGCGTATTTACATTCCCTGAATCTGCAACTGAGCCATACCAGCAGATTGTTATGCTTAAAGAACAGCGCCGCGAGTTGCGTGTACTTTTTGAGTCAAATGCTGTAGGCGGTGATTACCAGATGGGCCAGATTATTGGTCACATTGATTCTGGAGACAAGACGGTGCTTGGATGAGCGTCCGAATCACTTCGCCTACTGGCATGGGGCTGCGTGATTGGGCTGACCAGATTGCGCTTGACTTAGATAGCTACGGAGCTCTTGGCAGGTTGGATGATATTGAGAATTGGCAAAACTGGGCAATGCAGTTTTTAAACAATACGACTCTAGGTAGAAACTTCCCTCTGCCTTATGATTTTGACGACTGGCGTGAGTGGGCTGAGCGGTTTTGTCAAACAGCTGAGTAATGAAATTTGGAGTAAAAAATGGATAAGCAACAAATTCTTGAAATTGCTAAAAACGATCCTCGTTTTTCTCAGGCAGTTTTGACTCTTGAAAATCAAATTGGCGACATGCCAATCACGACTGAGGGTCTTGACGAAATCGTACAGATGCTTGAGCTTGCTCTGAACAACCCAGACCAGTATCAAGAAATACTTAAAGCTGCTATTGATGACGACTTGCTTGATCCAGGCGATCTACCTGAGCAGTTTGACCCTGTAGCCATCATCTCTATTTTAGTGTTGATGTATGGAATGCAGGAGCGCACTAAGCAAAAAGGTTTTGCTAGAGGCGGCTTGGCGTCTATAGCGGCTAGAGGCCGTCTTGGCGACACAATGCTAGCCCACATTAATCCACGCGAAGCAGCAATGCTTAAGCGCATGGGAGGTTCAGGAACGATCAATCCGCAAACTGGGCTGCCTGAATATAAGTTTAGTTTAAAGAAGTTTTTGGCCGTTGCTCTGCCTATTGCAATAGATTTTTTAGTGCCAGGGGCAGGTACGGCAATTGGCTCCGCTATGGGCTTCTCAGGCACAGCAGCCGCTATAGCCGGTGGCGCTGTTATTGGCGGTGGTACTGCGGCCTTAACTGGTGGCGACCCTCTTAAAGGTGCCTTGCTTGGTGGTTTGGGTTCAGGAGCCGGTGACTACCTTGGTGGTGCGGCTAATACCCAATTTGGTTTAGGTTTAGATACTGCCGGTAAAAATCTACTTGGCAACACTTTGATTGGCGGTGCGGCAGGTATGGCATCAGGTCAAGGATTTGTGAAAGGCGCTGCTACAGGCGCTTTGGGCACTTATGCCGGTCAACAATTAGGTGGCTTGACCAACAATGCTTCAATAGGCGCCGGTGCTAGGCAGTTTGGCAACATGATTACCGCAGGGTACGACCCTAAATCAGCCATCATTGGTGGTGGTTTAACAGGATTGGCGACTGCTATGTCAAGGCCTGTTGAATCTAGCAACATGAGCTCTAAACCTTCTGACGCAGTCATTGAAAGTTTAAAGCTGCCAAAAAGCAGTGACTACTCATTAACCCCTGCAGATTATTCTTTGGCAAATCCAGTTGCTCCTGTAGCACCTGAAGGTTACGGCGCCCAAGAAACCAATATGGGTATAAAAACGGCAAGCCAATCTCCGCTGAACCAACTTAAAACCTCAGGCACGCCGGTTAGCTCTAGCCCGTTCACACTTAAGAATGCTGTACTAGGTGCTACGTTGTTGAGCAGTTTGAGCGAAGCTCCTTTGCAAGTTCAACAGGCTGTTAAACAGATGTCTCCTGAGCAGCAAGAGTACTTTGCCCGTCCTTCAGTTTCTTGGGACTGGACTAAAATGCAGAACGATGCTAATGCTGCTGGCATGAGTCTTGATCGGTTCATGGCTTCTAACTGGCCAAGAATTACAGGTTACGCATCTAGTACTCCGGATGCGCGGCAAGGGTCTTATAATCAGCCAGCGCCAATCGGTAAAGCACGTGGAGGCGCTCTGTCAGCTGTTGCCAGGTTTGCTCGTGGAGCCGGTTCTGGTCGAGCAGACACCATTAATGCCAAACTATCTGATGGTGAATACGTGATTGATGCAGAAACAGTTGCAATGCTTGGTGACGGCTCTAATCAAGAAGGAGCTAAGCTCCTTGACGCTATGAGCCAAAAAATTCGTTCGCATAAGGGTAAAGCCTTAGCAAAAGGTAAATTTAGCCCTAACGCCAAGTCTCCCTTGGCATATTTGAAAGAGGTTGCATAATGGGCAGTCTATTCCAAGGGTCTCCTCAGACCGCAACTTCTTACGCTACATCATCCACAGAGACGCCGAAGTGGATGCAAGATGCTATCTACAACCAAATTCAAGTTGCGCAGAATCTTGCCAATAAGCCGTATCAATCTTATGACTTGCCGACTGTGGCTGAATTGTCTCAAAACCAGCAAGACGCCTACAAAAACGTAGTCAGGAATCAAGGGTTTTATCAAACCGACCTAGATAAAGCTCAAACAGACATGTACGGTTTTGGTAGCAAAGGTACTGCTACAGATTTGCAAACCGCGCAGAACAAATACCTGCAAAACCCTGCAACGGCATTAGGGCAGTTGACCACAGGTCAAGGTTATTTTGACACGGCAGGTACTACTACTGCTCAGGCGCTGTCAAAAGAAGCACTGACCGCAGCTGATCCTTATCTAAGTGAAGCCAGTAAAGCCTCATATACAGACGTCAATAAATACATGTCTCCTTATCAAACAGGAGTCATGGACGTTATTGCTAAGCAAGGTGCTCGTAATTTAAGCGAGAACTTATTGCCTAGCGTGTCTGATTCGTTTATCAAAGCAGGCCAGTTTGGTGGCACTCGCATGGGTGAGTTTGGTTCAAGAGCATTGCGTGACACACAAGAGTCTGTACTTAACCAACAAGCTCAACTGGCCAATCAAGGCTATGGGCAAGCTCTTGGTGCTTCTCAAGCAGATCTTGCACGTCAAGCTCAATTGGCTAGTACGGCTGGCGGCATTGCCGGTGGAGATTTGTCTCGTGTGCTTCAAGGCGCTGGTCAATACGCTAATATTGGTCAAGCTGTAACCGGAGCGGGTCAAGCTCAGCAGCAGTTTGGTTTGAGTGCAGCTCAACAAGCTCAAGCAGCTAAGGCTCAAGATTACCAGCGCCAAATGTCTGCGCTACAGCAGTTTGCCAATATGCAGCAGCAAGAGCAAGCAATGCGCTCAGCCGACGTTGCATCACTTGAAAGCGCCGGAGCTGCTCAACAAGGCCAGATGCAACGGCAGTTGACTGCGGCTGAACAGCAGTACATTAATGAGCAAAACTATCCTAAACAACAGGCTGATTTCCTTAGCACGCAAATTCGCGGTATGGCACCGATCACACCACAAACTACAACAACCTCCGGCGGTTCAACCGGCGCTACGTATTCAGCCTCGCCTCTGTCTCAGTTGGCAACAGGGCTGTATACGTATAAAGGTTTGAACGCTTTAGGCTAAGGAGCAGACATGGGATATGAACTCAATCGCATCATGAAGCAGTACGGGGTGAGCACTCCGGGCATGGTTAACTATTCTGGCACAACTGCTCCTTCAGTGCCTACCGCTCCTTCGGGTAGCCGTGTGGAAGGCGAAGATGCTGCGGCTAAAGCCAGCCAAGTTACGTATGACAAGCAGCTTGCTGACTTTAATGCGTATAAAGCAGACCCAGCAGCTTTCAATGAGGCAATGCGTAAGTATGGTCTTGATCAGAAGTCTTATGACACCTACAAGACTGAATATCAGAATCGTTTGCAAAACACGCCGATGTACGCACAAAGTCAATTTCAGACAGGCAATCAGTCTTCATCTAGTAATACCCTAACGCCTGAAATTGCAATAAATTTGATGCATCGGTCTATGACGACCGGAGCGCCAACATCTGAGTTTGATAGATACGGCGGGTATGACGCAGTTCAATCTATGTATAACGCCGGTGGCGGTAGCTACGCAAAACCAACACAAGTTAATAATGCTGGGTCTGCGTCTGCAAGCACTAGGCCTGAATTTAATTTGATGAACACTACCGGCAGCTACTTTGGCAATCAACTTAAAAACCCGACGTATGGCGCTATGAATGCGTCAATGATCAATGCTACGCCTCAAGAAAAGTCAGACTACTACTTGCAGCAGCGCAACCTTGGTTACAACAATGCTGACCTTCGTACTGCATCAGAAAATACTTTTGGCAAAGTAAACGAAGGTGACTGGGCGCAAATGACAGCAAGGGCTTATCCGACCTACAACCAGAATATTGTTGACGCTTACAAAAGCATTGGCCGTAGCTGGGAGCAAGGAACGATTGACTCTCCAGGCTACAACTACTGGATGAACCAGGTTTCAAGCGGTGCGTTTGATCCTAAAAATCTTAATTCCACATTTGCAAAAATTGCTGCGGATGAAGCTGCTGCCAAAAAAGCACACGGTGGTTCTGTCCATGAGCTTGCTGCTAAGTATGCCTATGGCGGTCAAGTTAGGACCAACTACCAGACTGGCGGAGGTGTTTCCTCTCCTGGTCAAGCAGCTGCTTACTACAAACAACGCTCACGAGACGGCTACACGGACTCAGAAATCAGGGCTGCATCGGATAACATTTTTGGCACTAGTTCTGACGCTGACTGGCAATACATTAAAACCATTGCAAATGTAGACGCTGCGCCAACCATGTCTAACACAGGCGTAGGCTCAATAAATGTCGCCGGCACTAGTGGTAGCTATGGAGGCAGCGACCCATACGTTGATCCAAACCCTGCGTGGACAAATTTGTCTAATGAAGGAAAAGCTGCTTATTTTGCTGCAAATCCAATAGAGGCAAATCTAAACGCTCTTGCTATATATGGTTTTAAGAATACACCACTTGGCGCAATACAAAACTATTTTGACCCAAATTTACAACAACAACTTTTAACAAATTTGTCAAGCAACTTTGCGCCTGTGGAAAGCAGGGGTACAGCACTTAACGAAGTTGTTTCTAGTAGGAACCAAGATGTTCAAAATAACGACCTCGATGCAATACCGGGGTCTTATACATACGGCGGCGGCTTGATGGGTACTTTAGGCGACCAGCCGGGAGACTATGATGGTCAAGGTGGTGGCAATACGACTAGCATTGATGGTGGTGTAAGTGACACCAACAGTCCGGGAGCGGACGCGGCTTCAGCAGCCAACGTCGGTGAGAATAATGCCCGTGGCGGCAGGATCAAAACCCACTACCAAACAGCAGGTGCAGTTCGCCTACCTAGCGGCTACGGCAGCGTTGATGAAGAAGAAGATTTTAATATGCGGTTTCGTATGCAGCCTGAAGCTGTAACTTCTCCTGTGAATATGTCTATGCCTCCTAAACCAGTAATTATTGAGCCTGAACCTGTACCGGCCACTGTTATTACAAATGCGCCTAAGTCAGCTTTGACCAAGATTGCTGTCAACAATGCTAGGGATGTTGATGCAATTAACGCCATGAATGAGTCGGCTGGCACTCTATCTGTGCCGGTTGTTGATCCTGCTCCTGCCCCTGTTGCTGCAGTTGTAGTTCCTAAAGCTGCTCTTCCTGGCGGTGAGCGCATGGCTACCATGCGAGCAATGCTTGCTGCTTACGGTCCAAAAGACGGTGCTTATGACGCAGAATTAAAGACAGCTCGTGCTCGTGCTACGGCTGATAGCGATGCGTTTACTAGAATGCTCACTACCTCCATGAGCTCTCCTGAAGATGCACAGAGCTCTAAAGCTGAAATGTATTTCCGCTTAGCGGCAGCCTTTGGCGCTCCTACTAAAACAGGCCAGTTCAGTGAGAACTTAGGTATGGTCGGAAAAGAGCTTGGTGAATACGCCAAAGGCAAACGTGCTTCTGCTAGAGAGAAACAACTCCTTGGTCTTGAAGTTCAGAAATTAAAGATGGCTTCTTCAAAAGAAGACTTGAACACTTTGCGTGCATTAGCTGGTAAAGAGATGGATGACAAGCGAGCCATTGCAACCGAACTCATTAAAGACTACATTAAGTCTGGCGAGCCGCAGTCTGCTGCCGGCAAACAAGCTCTTGATGAGGGTCTTAAGGCAGGTACAGAGGCGTATCAGAAACGTGTGGCTGAAATTGGCAATCTGAATGTTGAAGGTAAGCTGGCGCAGATTAACGCGTCAATAGCAGGCATGAGCACGCAAGCGGCTATGTTGGCATTGGCTCAAAACAAGTTTGAACAGACAAAAGATCAGCAAGCTAAGTTAACTGGCCCAGAGGTTGAACTTAAAATTAAGACTCAAGACATGCTTGGCAGCACAAAACAAGCCATGGATGATCTTAAACGTGCTTATGCGTTGAATGACAACACGTTTGATACGTCTGTGGTAGATACTGCTCAGCGCAAACTTCTTGAGGCTGCGGGTTCCAAAGATCCTAAAGTGTTGAACACTCGTGAGCAAGAGAACTTATTGCAGAAGGGTGCTTTGGCGCAATTGAAGTCCACCTTCCCAGGTGCAATCTCAGATGCAGAAACCAAAACACTCCAAGCTCTTCAAGGTCTAGGTTCGAAGAGCAAAGAAGAACGTGCGCTCATCATGAAAAATGCTTTCCGTACTTTACAAGCCATTGAAAAGCGCAGCCAACTACGATTACTAGAAATTACGCAAGGCTCGTTTAGAGAAACCGTTCCAGTACCTCAAGGACTTGAATAATGGCAACAGCTAATCCATATGTAGGGGCGGCTCGTGCTGCTATTGGTCAAGGTCTTGGCATGGGCTGGGGCGATGAAGCAGAAGCATGGCTTCGTTCTAAACTTTCTCAAAGCCCTGGCTATGCAGCAGAACTTGCTAAGATCAACAAGGAATACGCACAGTATTCTAAAGAAAATCCGTTTGTAGCTCCTGCCCTGGAGTTTACAGGCGGCGCTGCACCGGCTCTAGCAGCAATGCTAGTCACTCCTGCCACAGGCGGTGCAGCTGCGCCGGCGGCTATTGCTGCAGGTGCACGTACAGCCGGCGCGTTGTCGCGCATGGCAGCAAACCCATTAGCTCGTGGAGCTGTTGTTGGCGGCACAACAGGCGCTGTTACAGGTGCAGGTTCTGCTCAGCCAGGTGAGCGAGGCACAGGCGCGGTTGTTGGTGGGACAGTCGGCACAGCATTGGGCGGAACACTGCCTGTTGTGATCCGCGGTGGTAAAAGCCTTGCAACATTTGCAAGAGACCGGTTGAGTCGCGATCCTGGTTACATTGAAAACCGAGCTGCTGCAAAAGTTAACACTGCACTAGAACGTTCTGGCATTACTCCAAAAGAAGCAGCTGCCTCAATGTCGTTAGACCGAGCTGCAGGAGTTCCTTCTACACTGGCAAATACAACCAGGCCAACTGTCGGTCTTGCAGAGATTGTGACAGCTAAAAGCGAAAGAGCTGGTGACACACTTGCCGATGTGCTTGAAGCCAATAAGTCAGGAATTAGAGAACGTGTGGTCGGGCAGACAAAGCGTGGCGTTGGAAATGAAGGCAACTTCTATCAGCAAGAAGATGACATGCTTCAGAGCTTGCGCGCCAATGCAAATAATCTGTATGACGAGGCTTACAAATTTGGCACAGTCAATGATCCTACGATTAACCGCGTATTGCAAAATCCAAGGTTTAAGTCATTCTTTGACGAAGCCAAAAAGATTGCAGACAATGAAAAGCTTGCAGCAGAGTTGCGTGGAGAAGATCCGTCCAAGTATGTCCTAGACGACATCTTTATTGCAGACGAGGCCGGCAATGTTGCTTTGTCAAAACTACCAGATGTACGAACTCTTGACTACATTAAGCGAGGCATGGACGCTGTAGTCAATAGAGGTTACAAAGGTGAAGGCATGAGCAGCGCTGAAGCCAACAGCTTAAAAGATTTGAAAAAAGCAATGGTCGGTGCTTTAGACAAAGCAACAGAAGTTGACGGTGTTTCTGCATATAAAACGGCCAGGGCACAATACGCCGGAGATGCAGAAGTGCTAGATGCTTTGCGTACAGGCATGTCTGACTTTAGGAAGTTAGACCCTGAGCAAGTCGTTAGCATGATGAAAGGTTTCAGCACAGCAGAACAAGAAGCCTTTAAGACAGGCGCTGTCCGCAACTTGTATGCCACAGTGATGGACCCTAGCGGCAACATCAATGCAGCACAACGTGTAATTGGATCCCCTGAAGCTAGAGATAGATTGAAAGCCTTGTTCCCTAGTCAAGCAAAATTTGATTTGTTTGAGGCTGCTTTGCAGCGTGAAAGCCAACTCTTTCAACAGGCAAATAAAATTTTGTCAGGCTCTCCTACAGCTAGACGGCAAGCAGGCGTTGAAGCTTTTGACGAAGGTGAAAGTGCAATCAATGCCTTTGTCGGCAATTCCATAACCGGTGGCTGGGTCAATTCTTTGATGAACCTGGCTGCAACTACAGCAACAAAATCAGGCATTAGCGACGATGTTGCTTCCAAGGTTGCCAAGCTTCTTTCTTCTTCCAAACCAGAAGAAGTTGCTGCAGCAGTAAAGATTCTGGAACGCAATGCTGCTAAAACTGCAAGCGCCGTTACAAATCTGAACAAAGGCGAGACAGGCACTATCATGGGCACTATGACTGCGTTCCCACCTACGCCAGTTACTCCTGATGCTAGTCCGGCATCTATTGAAACTGACATAGAGAAAAGCCCTAACATACCTGGCGCACAAATGACAGGGCCAGATATTGAGGCAGACATTGAAGCTGAACTAAAGAAAATGAAGTAAAATATGCATGCTGTCTCCTTCGCAAGAGCAGTTGCCAACTTTTAACCCCGCTTCGGCGGGGTTTCTTTTTTAAAAGTTCTCATCATAGAACTTGCGCAACACATCGTGCAAGTCTATGGCTTTAAACTCACCGCCTTGTCCTCCTTCGATCTCGCCTATCCAAACGGTGCCGGTGTTAGGCACTCTGCCAGGTGCAATAAACAAGTCTCCTACTTCAATGTGCCAAGGGCATTTAGGGTCAAAAATTTCCATGATTAGTCTTTCTTTTCATTGATGTCATAAAACCAGTCGTCGCCTGCTGACCACTTACGGCTGCCGTCGACGGTCCACAATTTCCTAGCAGCTTGGAAGTCAGGGAACTTTGTCTCTGCAGGAATCAGTGATTGGTCGTACCACAAGCACCTGTTGTTTGGCTGGCAAGCAAACTGGCCGTTGTCTAAAGCAATCCAATTAAAGCTCTTGTGCTCTTCTGCTGTCTCAGTAAAACCTGTGTCTAGCGCCATTTCATCGGCGCAAAAATCAACTGTAAACAGGTAACGGCCAAAGTGCCACAATTTGTCTTTGCCTAAAAATTTGACGCCAAGATTGCGCAAGCCAATCTTTTCTAAGATGGTAAAGCGATAGCCCATGCAGTCCCACAATTGCAGGGCATCGACTGGCAACTCAGGCAACACTGAATCCTCTGTGTGCCAGACGTAGGCATGTATCGGCAGCTTGTCGTACAGCGCCCCGTAGTCAGGCAGCAATGACTCGATGCGGAACACTTGGCCTCGCAGAGCTTTAAGGCTGACCCAGATGGCAGGCTCTAACTCGCCATGGCCTTTCTCAAAGTTGTAAAGAAACTCCCTCTTGACAAAACATTTAATCGGCGGGAGTGATGCGATCAGGTAACTCATCTTTTTCCTTTAAATTGGGCGATATGACCCGTTCCTCTGTTACAAAAATATGTTCGTTGGCACACTTACGGCGTCGCACTGTAACGCTCTTTTTGTTTCGTGTGTCAAGCACGCTAGTCCACACGTTGCACACCGGGCAGTTCATATAAGAAGGCTCCAGATGTAAAGCCCGGTAAAGAACATCAAGGCTGTTATTACTATCAGGGCCACAAATACAAAGCCAACTAAAACACTGCCAACGATCTGCCAAGATTGTGGCACTGGAGCAATGTCATCTGGTATTGCTGGATATGGCTTGATCTTGCGTGTTTCGGTGACTTGGCAAATGTGGTCACACTGAGGCTTGTGAGGGCAAATACCACCAGTGTCGCATTTCATGCTGGCTCCTTGACTTCTTCAGTTTTATCCAAATAAGCTTTTAACCGCTTGACACGATTCTTGTTATAGGTCACCATTGATTGCGCGTACTCAACGCCTGTTTCTGCTCTTAGGAGCTCATGCTCTGCATGCATCAACTCGTGTGCCATTGCTTGAGCTGGCGTCACGGTTTTTAACATTGTTTTTAGCTCTGTCCATAGGTATTTCCACATGACGGGCCTCACTTTACCAGAACGTCAAAGTACGCCAGCAGCAGGATCACCCCTACGCCGATTAAAACAACAGCCCCAATGATGCTCATTACGGCACGGCAAAGCAATGACTCGTTTTGAATAGGTGGGTAGTATGTGTGTTTCATTTTTCTTTCTCCTTTATTACATTGTACAACTATTTTTGTTTAACACCAAGATCTGCCAAAATTGAGTGAGCCTTATCAATGTACCATTGATGGTCAATGTCTTCAGGCGGTTTGTTTGGCAGCAGCATCAAAGGCTTGGCACCATCGGTCATAGCAACTTTATTGCCATTCTTTTTATAGTTGATTGACCCGGTCTCACCTTTTGCATAGTACCAGCGTACAGCCTTTCCTAAGTAGACGTTCCCTTTGACTGCACCGCCTGTCACAGACCTGACTGACACAAACATCCTGGTATCTTGGCATGACCTAATAGTTGTCTCAATGGGTATGTCTAGCTGAAGATGGT